GAGGAAATGGACTCCAGACTTATTGAGGGACTTGAAGACGAAAACATTATGCGTTCACTTGCAACGGTAATTACCACTTCGGGAGAGCGCAAGATTAACGTTGCCGCTTCAATGCCTGCTGCCGCATGGATTGGCGAGGGTGAGGCACTCACATTCGGTGACGGTGCATTCAAGCAGGTTGTGCTTGATGCTCACAAGCTTCATGTTGCAATCAAGGTAACGGAAGAGCTTCTTTATGACAGCGCATTCAACCTTGAAAGCTACATCACATCGAAGTTCACAAGCGCACTTGCAAACGCAGAGGAAAGCGCATTCCTTGTAGGCAAGGGCGGCAATCAGCCTACAGGTATCTTTGACGAGACCGCAGGCGGCACGGTTGCATCTGAGCTTACGGCGGCTATCAAGTCTGATGACCTGCTTGACCTTGTATATGCCCTTAAGAGAGCATACCGCAAGAACGCTTCGTTTATCATCAACGACAAGACACTTGCAAGCATCAGAAAGCTTAAGGACAACAACGGAATGTACATGTGGCAGCCCGCATACACGCTGGGCGAGCCTGACACACTCCTTGGCTACAAGATTTACACATCTGCATACGCACCTGAGGGCGCAATTGCATTCGGTGATTACAGCTACTACAACATCGGCGACAGAGGCACACGTTCTTTTGCGGAACTCAAAGAGTTGTTCGCAGGAAACGGCATGGTAGGCTTTGTTGCAAAGGAAAGAGTAGACGGCAAGCTTGTGCTGCCCGAGGCGGTTCAGATTATCAAGACAAAGGCTTAAGTTACATAAGAGGGGCGGCATTTGCCCTGCCGCCCTTTTTTATTTGCGAGGTGATGTTATGGATATCATTACTCTTGAAGAGTGCAAACAATACCTGAGAATAGACAGTGACGATGATGACGGGCTTGTGGAGACCCTTGCCAACACCTCCGAGAGACTTTGCGAGGACGTGGCAAGAATGGAGACGGACGAATTTTCTGAGTTGGGAGATATGGGAAAGACGGCGGTTTTATACGGCGTAGGTTATCTGTTTGAACACAGAGAGGAAGCGAATTACGGTGAGTTAAAAAACACCCTTAAGCTTCTGATGTCGGATATAAGGAACGTGGTGCTGTAATGAACATAGCTTCGATGAAAGAGAAAATTATTTTTCAGCGGCTTCACTCGGAAAAAGACGACAGAGGAAACCCTGCCGAAAACTGGGAAGATATATACACCTGTCACGCATACGCCAACATACCGACCGGGTCAGAGGTATTCACAAAGCATGAATACAGCACCACTTCAAGCGGGTATGAGGGTTCGGAGTTTTACAGCGGGCGGCAATTGTTACTTGAAAGCAAGGTTAAATTCACCGTGAGATACACAAAAAGGCTTAAAGACATTGACACATATCTTTACCGTTTGATATGGAACGGCAGGGAATACAACATACTTTCGGTTGACAATGTGCAGTTTAAGAACAACCTTATGACAATCACGGCAATATGCAAGGACGGCAACATGTCAATACAGCAAACGGAAGAGGGTGAAGGCAGTGGCAGACAGCAACAATCCGACAGTTTATGAACAGCTTGAAAGCTATTTCATGACACAAAGGCGGGAGATAACCCAACAGGTTAAGCGGGCGACCGTAAGACATGCAAGAAATCTGAGGGAAAACTTGAAATGCAGCAGCCCGGTTGACACAAGCGGGCAGTACGCAAGGGAACACCGTGTATACAGAAACGGTTGGAGAGTTTCAACCACGGAGAGTATTTACGCCATTGAATGCGTAGTACACCAATACCGCCGACCTTATCTGACGTGGCTTCTGGAAAACGGTCACTTGCTTCAGGACGGCACAAGGACAAGGGCACAGCCGCACATTTACCCAAACGGTGAACGGGAGCTTGACAGATGGTTTTTGGATTTAAGCACCCTTGACCTTTGGACGGAAAGCGACAGCACATGGTAAAGGGGTGAGAAAGTCCATGACAGACGAAGAGCTTTACAAACTGCTTTCTTCAAAGTTTGAGACGGCACAGACGGACTGGACGGGGCATGAGAAAATTCCCAAGCCCCCTTATGCCGTATATCTTAACTCAACTCCCGGTAACATAGCGGCAGACGATAAGGTATACATATCCCGCCCGAGGTACACGGTAGAGCTTTACACACGCAAGCAGGACTATGTATCTGAGGGCATAATGGAAGAGCTGTTTGACAAGAACGATATTTTTTGGGATAAGGACAAGAACTGGAACAGAGAGCTTAACCTATTCCAAGTGGTATATGAAATTTAGAAAGGACGGAAACAAGAATGAAAGCTAAAGTAAACAAGTACAAGGCAGGACTTAAGAACGTTAAGATTGCGCCCATTGATGACATTGACCTGACAAAGGCAGACGGGGAGGCTTACACCTACGGTGACATATTCGCTGTACCCGGTGCGCAGTCTATCAGTCTTTCAAGCCAGTACACCAATTCGAGCATTGCGGCAGATGATGACCCTGACTATGTAAACGAGGGAATGAACGCAGGCTATGACGGCTCATTGCAGGTAGTCAATCTTCCTGTGGAGTTTGAAAAGTACATTCTTTGCAGAAAGAACGGCATTGAGAACGCTGACACAGTACCGAAAGATTTCGCAATGATTTGCGAATTTACGGGAGATAAGAGCAGGGCAAGACGTGTAATGTTCCATTGCGTACTTACCAAGCTTCCCGACATTACACACAACACAAAGGACAACAATCTTTCCGTTGACAACGACACCCTTAACATCAAGGTAATTAAGCGTAAGGACACGGGAGACATTACAGGCAAGGCATTTGAGGGTTGGAGTGTTTATGAAAAAATGCTTACGGAAATTCCGAAGCCCTCTGACTTTGCAGAGCCTACAGATGAGGAAGACGGGTAGCAAGGTTGAAAGCGAACCGACAGTACAGACAATAGCTGAGGAGAACGCAGACAGCGAAGAAGCTACCGAGGAAACATCGGTAGTTGAAAACGTTGAGAGTGAGGAAAGTGAGGAAAGCTAATGGCTATACAGCAAGCCGAAAGGGGCTTTAAGAACTTTCACTACTGCTTAAGAACATCGGCGGGGGCAAGTGCTCCCGTCCCCCTGCATGGGGCGGTTAAGCTATCGTTTAATCCACAGGTAGAGTCAAGGACAGTTCTGAAAAGGACAGACAAGGGCGGGATAGTTAAGTTCACGGAAAGTGCAAGGGAGACGGCTAAGTCTGCTTCACTTGAAATTATAAGCCTGCCGAGGATTTTTCTTACAGAGGTTTTAGGCTACACCGAGGACGAAAACGGTGTACTTATCGAGGGAGAGTATGAAGCAAAGCATATTTCTCTGCTTTACGAAAGCCAATCGGGGGACAGTGCGGTAAGGCATGAACTGATTGACGTGATAGTATCAAAACCCAGTTTTGACGTATCGACCCTTGCGGGAAGCTTATCGGCGGACACCAAAAAGCTTGAACTGACTGTCAACAGGGATTTGGAAAGCGGAGGTTTTTCAAAAAGCATAAAGCGGGACGTAAACCCCGAGATATTTGATAACTGGTTCAACAGGGTATATTAGGAGTTGGCAGAATGGAAAAGACGGTAGTTATAGGAAACCGCAGGATAAGGCTCAGGGCTTCGGCATGGGTGCTTGTGATTTACAAGGAACAGTTCGGTGTGGATTACATAACGGACTTAGAGCAAGCGGGCAGTAACGGAGAAAGGATAGTTGAAGCGGGCTTCCGGCTTTTATGGAGCATGGCTAAATCTGCCAACGACAAGATACTTCCCCCAACGGAATGGCTTATTGACATTGGAGAATTTGACATAGGCAACGCCCTTGTGGAAGCAAAGGAGTTGTTTGAGAAATCCTGTGCGGACGTACCCGACACATCAGGCGGGAGCGGTGAACCGCTGACGGCTGAAAATCTCCTTGCAAGTGCGGTTATATGCAAGTTATCCGTGACGGAGCTTAACAAGCTTTCTTTGGGAATGTCACTTAAGGTAATGGACGAATACTGCAAAATGCGGGGTGGAGATGACGGAGCGATACCCGCAACCCAGGAATTTTTTGACAGCTTTTAAGGGAGGTGTAAAGCGTTGGCTACATGGAGAAGCTTAGGCAGAGGAATAAGCATTAGGTTTTCTGCGGACGTGACCGAGGTAGGAAGAGCCATAAGGCAGTTGGAGTCAAGGACAAGGGAACTTGATGCAAACCT